TTAGTCTTTCTCTTAGCATTTATATTTGTTATAACATACGACCCGAAATCAGGTACTTTAGATCATTTGGTTGGTAAAAAACCAGAACAACCATTACAAAACGCGGAGTGTAAAGAGGGACATTACCAGGAAATCCAATTTGCGCAAATGGGGTACCCGTGTCCAACCGAAAAAAGAACGCACATGGGTGCGATTATAAGAACTTAAAAACTTAGCTCGTTATTTTATATATAATGTTTACATTCGACCGCGATACCGCTACTATAGTTGCCGTGCTCATGTGTATTGTTGCCACAGTATACATGTACAGAGAACTTAATAAAACGAAAACCGAAATGGAAGGTGTTAAAGGATTTTACGGAAATCTCATGGAACATTTATCCAGACCGGCACCAAAACCAATTGTTCGTGAAGAAGCACAAAATGAAGAGGTTTTAGAAACCCAAGTCAGTGAAGATGAAGAGGAATCTTCAGAATAATCATCTTATTCAATTATAACTTGCTAATGAGCAATGAAGAAACATAAAGCAATTGCAATACCCGTCACGTTTATAGGTGATAAACCACGATTTCTCACCGTCCGGGATCGAAGGTTCAAGGATTGGATTTTCGTCACCGGAGGGTGCAGGCGAAGAGAAATACCCAATCCTCTGAGAACGGCTCTAAGAGAACTCGAAGAAGAAACCAGGGGAGTTATTTCTCTAAAAAAAGGTGAATATACCGAATTCAAGTTTACAGTAAAAGAAAGTCCAGGGGTTGACCTTGAATATAACGTTTTTGTATTTTTCGTAAATTATACCATTCAGGAACAGGTCGAACTTATACGCAGATTCAATGAAGAAAAACAGAAAATGAATCTCCGTAAAATCCAAAAACAACCTATCAAGAGAACACACGATGAAAACGATTTCATGAATTTTGAAACACTTGCTGAGTTTAGTACGAAAAAACAATGGGATCGTATTGTTAAAAATGTACTCAATAACCCAGAATTCTACGCGTGTGTAACTTCTCTCGATAGAAAAACCTTCTCTATTAAATAATGAAGTCTAAGAACTATATTTTATCCCAAATACACGAACTTCTCATTGAAAGACATGCGTACACACGTGAACGTGCCGATAGATACATCGAGTTACACAAAGAAGATAAAGTCTATGAACTCCTCGTTTTAAAAAAAAGTTTATCGGAAGAAGAAAATTATCCGGAAGTTTCGTATAGACGTTCTATTTGGCATCACGAATATGAAGATGAATAAACAATATAAAAAAATAAATAGATTAGTAGGTAAGTATGTTTAAACTTTGGTGTAAAGACCAAGGTTTTGCAAATAACTCCGATCTATCACATGTGCTCATGGACGGTGGTGTTCTTTCCGTGCCATTTGATAGATTGAATGACTTTTATGAAAAGTGTATAGAATCATATATTTCCGGTGAAAAGATTTACGTCGTCGAACAAAAAACGGAAAATTATAACTTTTTCATGGATCTCGATTATAAAGACGACGATGAACTAACTTTTGAACAAATTAAGAGTATATGTAAAGTCATATGTGATAAAGTGTCTAAGTTTGGAGGTAAAGATGCTTTGATATCCGTTGCCGAACCTAAACCCGTGGATACACTCATAAAAACTGGTATACATATAAATTGGCCAGATTTTGTTGTAAATAGATCTTCAGCTCTAGCTCTCAGGGACCACGTTATAAATACGTTAAACTTGGCGTATGGTTCCCGTGATTGGAAAGATATTGTTGATATTTCAGTCTATGGAAACTCTTCACGTAATACAAAGGGAAGTGGGTTCCGTATGCCGTGGTCACATAAACGTGGTAAACATGAAGCGTGTATGGGTCGTGGATGTGAAAAGTGTAATAATACAGGTAAAGAAACACAGAGTGAATATTTACCAGTTTTTGTTTATAAACATGGACCTCTATCTATGTTACAGAAAACAGAACAAAAACCGTCCGTTGAAATGTTACATATGGCAACTTTACGAACCCAAGGTACGGATCCTGTATTAATCGAAGGGGCTCGTGAAGAAAATACATTTACAAATGCACAGACCAAGGACGAGTTCAAAAATCAAGAAGCGGTATTACTCGTAGAGGCATTTATACGTAAACACATGGAAGGTCAAGCGACTGCATCCGTTACGAAAATGTTTAAACACAAAAACCAGTTTTTGGTATCAACGACGTCTAAATATTGTGAAAATTTACGACGTGCACACAGTTCTAATCATATATGGTTCCATATATCAGGTGATACCATAGCTCAAAAATGTTTTTGTAATTGCGAAACCATGAAAGGACGATTTTATGGATTTTGTAAAGATTTTTCGGGGAGGCGACACCAGTTACCCAAAAAGATAACAGACGTTCTTTACGAAGATGGTAAAGTTGAAACGTACGTTCCGAAAAAGAAAATTGTTACAGAACCAGAACAGGACTTACTCGAAAAGTTTATAAAGAAACACATCATTAAAAAAGAAACTTTTTCAATAGAAACACTCAAACGTGAAGGTGTTAAAAAATATACAGTGACTACGAAAGAAACGTGTGATACATGTAAAGAAACAATTTTTTTCAGTATACTTAAAAATCAAATACAACAAATGTGTAAATGTAAATGTCGCGCACATATTCTCACAGATAAAATTGTACGTACTTTATAGAATGTTAGCCGTACTTTTAGTCATTGTTATGGTGTACTTAGCATCTTCTTTAATTAAAAAAGATACAGGAACGGATCATATAATCGAACTTATACGTAAAACGGTACCATACTCGGGTTTAAACGAAATTTTATATAAAGAGTTTTTAGCGAACATAAACATGGCTATAGAGTATAAATCACACGTTGAAATTTCAGAAAAATTACTCGATCGCGCACTTAAAAATTTACGCGAACTTGCATTATACACAGTATCGAGTGATACAAGTGTTGTAGAAGAAATAGATGTATTAGCCAACCAAATAAACGCCGAATTCGAACTCGTTTTAATAAATGAAAAACTTAATAGCGCGTAATGTATTTAAAAGAATAAACGTACTTTATTTTATAAAATGACAAACACAGTTATTGGCACACGCACACGTTCAGGGAGAATTTCAAAAGTTCCTGAACGTTTAGATCCAGTTGAAGATTTACCAGAAGATGACTATTCCGACGATGATTATGAAACAGAATCAGATATTGATAGTGAAGACGATATCGATCTTCTCGAAACGGACGATGAGGACGATTTTGAAGATGACGATAGTGACATGGATGAAAATGGTAACTTGAAAGGATTTGTTGTTGATGACGATGAAGATGAAGATGAGTAATAATAAGCTTAAAAAAATAGGTTCACATTTTATAAATGGAAGCTGAAGTTGGTACACCCATCGAATATAATCCAGATGAATTTACACGCAAAGAAAATAACGATATTGAAATGAAAGAAGCGGAAATGGAAAATAACGAACCGTATTATTTTCCACCACCACAAACCTACTATGAACCACAACACCAAATACCACAAAAAGAAGACATTTTTTCAAATTTAGATAAAACGGCATATATTATCATTTTTGTTTCGTTTATTTTAGGATTTTTTATGGGTAAAACTATGCAACCAGTCATTCTTAGACCTGGATAGGTTTACCTTTAATCCATAAGTATTCGGACGACGTTTGTTGTCCCTCAAAATCGCCTATTGGACCAAGTTTAGGTTCAGTAAAATACGCACGACTCACGACGAGTGGGTCTTTTAGTATATCCTGTGCAACATCAGATGCACGTACATTTTCTGTACCAGATTTACTTTTTCGATCTTCATACAATCGTAAAAATAAACCAAACATAGCTACTACAATAATTATGGTGATTATATTCAATATAATACTCAACATACTTACATTTACATAACAAAATTAATTATTTAGATTCTACTTCTTCACCTTCCTCGACTTCACCTTCACCTTTCGTATCCTGAGCTTCCGTAGACGATTCGGCTTCGGCTTCGGCTTCGCGTTTCTTCCTCCTTTCTTCGATTTCTTCGGCCACAATTGCATCCGCTTCCTTGACGAGTTCTTCCATTGGAGCATCTGGTTTCTCTTTTTGGAGACGTTCGAGAACTTCAGCTGGGTGACTAATCGGTGGTTCATCCGGTTTCGTATAATACTTCGAGTTTTCATCACCCGGTTTAATGAACGAATTGGTTCCGGATTCCATCATATCACGTTTACGTTCGGAAAACATCTTTGCAGCCAAAGCTTGATTTTCTTTGTATCCCGTCATGAGTTCCTCGAGCTTTTCGTTCGTATAGTGAACGTCCTCAATTTTTGTCGGGTCTGGTGGAATTAACAACCATTTATACATGTCCACCACGTAAATATCAAACGTCGCATCTTCCTTTTGGAGACGTTTCGCGTGTGAAGCCGCTTCGTCGCGTGACGCAAATGCACCTCTAATCTTGATGCCAAACTTATCGTTTTTTTGTGGTGCTTCTGGACCAACGACGGAAAGGCATGCGTAAAGTTGACCTGGTACGGTCGTATAATCTTGTTCGAGAGACATTGTTTATATACTAACTAAGCTTAAAAACTTTAAGTCTATTATGTATAACACAATGCACGAGTTTTGGAATAAACAACCCGTTCCTCAAGATAAAGTTGTTTTTGAAAAAGATGGGGAAATTGATTCGTCGAGAGAACTTAGGTACGAAAAAACACCTTTACCTGAAGGATACGAATGGAGTTCGTGTGAAATAGAAGAACTTTGTGAATTCCTAAAAGAAAACTATATTCGCGACGAATTTTTCGAGTTTCACTATTCGAAAGAACTCATCGAATGGGCAACACAACCACCGGATCATATAAAAGAGTGTAATATAGCTATACGTAAATCGGATACAGGAGAAATCGCCGTTTTCAATTCAGGGGTACCCGTGAACGTTCGTATAAATGAAAAAAATATTAAAATGTTACAAGCAAACTTTCTATGCGTATCCAAAAATATCAGGGATGTAAAGTTTACACCCACTATTATTTCCGAACAAGTTCGGCGTATGAATCTAAATAACATATGGTCCGGTATATCTACCATTGTTAAACGAATACCTACACCCATCGCTAAAGTCAAGTATTGGCATAGACTCATAAACGTCAAAAAATTAAACCGCGTAGGGTTTTCTAATACAAGAGAACAAGCACATCGTATTTTAGGTACCTCACAGTTTAGGGAAATGACTATAGATGATATTCCACGGGTCACACGAATGTTACGCGACCATTTAAAAAAGTTTAAACTTTCACTCGACATAGACGAATCGTATGTTAAGCACTGGATTCTCCCTCGTAAAGATACCGTGTATACGTACCTAAGCGACGAAAAAGATCAATTTGCTACGTTTTATAGTTTAGATTATATACACAAACCAAGTGGTGAAACCATAAAACAAGCGTACACGTTCTATAACGTTGGTAACTGTTTAAAAGATGCCATAATCATGGCACGTAACCGTGGGTTTGACGTATATAATTGTCTAAACGTAAGTGTAGACGACGAAGAACTTCGCGAACATAAGTTCATGGAAGGTACGGGACACAATCACTATTACCTTTGGAACTGGAAATTATGTGAAGAAATTCAACCTAAGAATATTGGGTTTGTCATCATTTAATATACATAAATGAAACAAAACGGTAAAGGTGGTGAAAAAACGAACAAGTGGGGTAAAGTCTTCGAGAATGAAACATCCGATTTCGAAGATGGTGAAGTCATTTCGATTAATGGATACGACTACGTGTATATAGACCAAAATAATTCAATTGCCTATCTCGAACAATTTAAAGGTGAAAAAGAGTACGTTAAAAAATTAAAACCCGACGGAATGTTTCGTCGTTTGTGTGATAATTACGTACACATTATTGAAAAGAAGCACCAACTTGGTCCTGGTACTACCGACGAAAAGATTGGTTTGGGGTCACATAAACTGAAACAGTACTCGAAGAGGTACCCAAACGCAGACTTCCGTTTTTCTTACATGTTAAACGAGTGTTTTTGGAACTCTTCGAGATATGAAGACACGTACGAGATCATGTCCGAGGAAGGTATTGGATTTTTTTTCGTGGGAGGTGAGAATGCAGCTATGCGTAAGACAACACTCACGAACAATACTAAGAAAAAAGTTGTTTATTTCCCGGCTAAATACAGGGTTGAATGGGGACCTATTTTTGAACATATCCATGTACGAGCACCTCCGTTGTTTTAGATGATGGGTCTTTGCTATGTATCGCTCGTCTCGCGGGTACATCTTTTACCTCGTACCCTTCGAAAGTACTGGTTACGAGGTGTACTTTCGCATTTGATAACACAAAATCAGTTTTAGAATGTTTTAATAAATTAAACAAATCAGTATGATCATCTAAATTAAACCCGTCTTTTGTATACCCCACAAAACTTTTAACATTTTCCGGTGCATATGGTGGGTCAGCATATATAAAATCACCCTCGTTTACGGTTTGTGTAAATGCAACTCTAAAATCACACCATTTAAAAACCACATTTTTTATAAGGTCTTGTATTTTTACTAACTCGTCTAAAGATATTACTAAAGGTGTCGTTTTATAATGTCCGTAGGGTACGTTAAACCCGTTAGGACCTTCCCTATACACACCTCTAAAACACGTTTTGTTTAGAAAAATTAGCGTCGCCGCGTGTGTAGGTGTAGTAGGTATCAATTCATTATACCTTTTGCGTATCCAATAATAGTAACTCTCCTTCGATGTTAAACCTTCCTCTTCAGTTTCCGGTTTACGGTATATTTCCGTACCAGTTCGTGTATCGTATGTGGTAAAGAGTTCGAGTAAATGTTCGTGTACTTCCTCGGGGTTCGTTTGAATCTGTCTATACATGTTGATTAATTTTTGATTTTTATCGTACGCATACACTTTACCTTTTACCGTAATATCTTTACTCTCAAGTAACCCAAAAAGAACGCTCCCACCACCCACGAATAGTTCGTGGTAGTTTTCTATTTCCCTAGGGAATGATTTAAGAACTGTATCAAGAATCTGTGTTTTACCACCGACCCATTTAATGATAGGTTTCATTTTTGTATTAATTAAACTCTTCTTTTTAAACCTTAGTGATTTAAAAAGGAAAAACGTCTAAAAATAAATGGAGGAGATACGCAAGTACCATAATGAGGCCAAGCGTCTCCTCATCCAATCGGCTACCCGCGAAGGCGACAGTATTTTGGATGTAGGATGTGGATTCGGTGGTGATCTCCAGAAGTGGCGACACGCGGGGGCTAATATAAGCATGTGT